CTTGACAAAATTTGATGATTTGTAGATATATTTTGTCATCAGTAATATTCATATGTTCTTTTTTACAGATATTAGTAATATAATATTTTATTTGATCGATAGGAGGAGCATAAAGTGTAATTTCCAATGATAGTTTTTTTAAATTATTAATTAGTTTGGAGTGTTGAAGATTACTAATAAATATCAATGGGAAATATTTATGTTCAGCATTAAATTTAAATAATTCAAGTAAATTATCTTTTTCAGATGTTAATGTAATACTTTCAGTATCATCTATAACAACAGCATATTTTTGATTAGTTGTTTGATTAAATGATGTATATGCATTTTTAGTTTTTGCACAAGAATGTATAATTTCAGAGACAATATTTTTATTTTTTAAATTAGTACTATAAATATTTTTTATTTGATATCCAGATTCTTGTAATGCGAGTCTAACAATTAAATTTTTACCAACACCATGACCTCCTGAAATAACAGCAGCATGATGTGATGAATTATCATAATTATGTAGCCATTTTTTAATTTTAATAATATTATCTTTATTACCAATGATTTCATTAAGTGTTTTTGGTTGATATTTATTAGTCCAAATATTTGATACAAGTGTTTCAATGGGATTATTTAAATTAGTGATATTATCAGAAGATAGATCTAATTCTTTAGTTAAATCAACATCAATTTTAGTATTAATTAATTGATTTGTTTCAGATTTAATTTTATCTTTTTTGGAAGTTTTTGTTTTAGAGACATTAGTTAAATTTAAGTCATTAGAGATATTTAATAACATTTGATTTTTTGGTTTTCTTCCTCTTTTTTTTGGTAATGCTTTCTCCTCAGTATTTGGTGGAATATCAATATTAACAGATTGTAATATCTGATTTTTTGGTTTTCTTCCTCTTTTTTTATGTTCTATTACATCTGGTATTTTTTGTAGGTCTTGTATTTTTTGTATTTCGGATAGGTTTTGTATTTCTGATTGATCTTGTATTTCTGATTGATCTTGTATTTCTGATTGATCTTGTATTTCTGATTGATCTTGTATTTCTTGTGCATCTATAGTAGTATTTAAATTATACATATTAGTTATTAATAATAAATAATAATATCAATTACTTATTTAAATTAATATATTTAGTAGGTTTTTCAATTTTTAATTTGAAAAAACTAGAACAAATCATAAATAAATCATAAACGAACTATATACAAATCATACATATACGTTTTTTATAAAAATAAAATATTTATAAATAAGTATAATAGGTAATATAAATGTCAAAATTATTGATTTATAATCAATCTCCATATTTTTATCATATTTCAGAAGTTGTATATAATTTTTTCATAAAACATTTAGGAATAGAGAAGGTAGAATTAATAAATTGTAATACAAATCATATTTTTTCAAAAGAAGATGTATATTTAACATTTATACCTTTTAATAAATTAAATATAAATATTACGCCAGATAAATATATAGTTTATAATTTTGAACAATTTATAACAGATAAAATCTGGTCAGAATCATATATAAATTTTTTAAAAAAGGCGATATATGTATTGGATTATTCAATTAGAAATGTTTGTAAAATGAATGAATATGGAATAAATTCATTTTTTCTTCCATATATACCAAGTGGATTAAATAAATATAGTGAATTATCCACAACAAAAAAAGATATCGACATATTATTTATAGGGAATTTAAATAATAAAAGAAGATTATGGTTAAAAGAATTAACAAATGAAAAATATTCAATTAAAATTATTACTAATTTATTTTTTGAAAAAAGTATAGAATATTTTGCCAGAAGTAAAATTGTATTAAATATTCATTATTATGGTGGCGATTCTATTTTAGAAGTTACTCGTATAATACCTGCATTAGAAAATAATTGTGTCATATTAACTGAAGAATCACATGATGAATATTACAACTTCGTATATAAAAATATTATAAAAAAAACTGATATAGAAAATTTGAAAGACTCGATAATAAATATATTAAGTAATTATAATTTAATTCAACAGGAAACGATAGATAAATTTAATAAGATATCTAGGGAAATTATTTCAGATGATATTATTGAATTAATTGGATTAATAAAAAAAATTATAAATTAATCAAAAACAATATAGGAATTAAAGAATTATAAATCAAAAAAAAATTTGTTATAATTATATATATAATATTATCATGTCCGATAAACAAGCAAGAAGTATGGATACTCCTGAATTACATAATGAAACTGCTATTAAAGAAGTACAACAGTTACTAAAAAATGATGTTAAAGACTTGAATCCTGAAATTATTAACAGACTTAGAGCAAAATATTCTGATGATAATGTTGTCGATTCCATTATGGAATACTTTGGTGATCGTAGACGTAAAATTGTAAGAGTTGCTTCAATTTTTATGGAAGCTTTTGAACGCAAATATAAAAATGACTTTTATAACATGTCAATGAGTAAATTTATGAAAAGATGCCTTAAATATAAAAATAGATATGAACTTGCAGATGATGAGTTCGATGAAATTAGAAGAATATTTGAATCAAAAGTATTTAATTCTAATGCTAATATTGCAGCCAGCGTAATTTATCCCAATACAAATGTAAGTCGTGTATTAGGTTACCCTATTGTTGAATCAACTGAACCAATAAAACCATCAAATACTGATGATTATGCATCATTACAAGAAATATTAACATTATATGCTGCAATTAGAAATTTACATTCTTTTATCGTAATTCAAACAATGTTATATCAAGATTTAGCACATGAAGCTATGAATGGTAAATTTGAAGTAAATAAACACAATGTTAATCAATATGTTCATCCTGTATTGGCTGCATTTTTCTTACCTAAAATCATATCAATTGAAGAACGTATGTTATACGCAAATATTGCAGGAATAATTAACTCAAAATATAACAGAGAACGTATTATTACAAAACCTGATTATGAACTTTTCTATGCTATGGTTGTAGATCCATCTGATGCAGTTTGTGATAGTGTATCACCAATTAGAGACATCAAAAACAGAGTTGATGTTCAAGTACAATTATGGAATAATGTTTATAATCTTCGTAATGGTAGATATTATGATGCAACATCTACAGATTTTGTCATTAATATTGATAAATGTAAAATATCAAGTGTAGATAATCCTGATGTACTTTATCTATCTGATGAAGGCGTTATATTAAGACGTTTATTTTCTATCTTCTCATTTAGACCAATAGTTGTTTCAACACAACCAGTATTCGGTATGATTACAAATAATCCATTTAATCTTCCCGTAAATCCATCAGTTATTACATCAATACCTTATATTTCATATAAACTTCCTCAAGTACCATTACCAAATCAAAATTATGCTCTTTCTGATGCTAATAATCAAATTCAATTCTTCATGGAAGGTGGTGTATTTGTACCAAAAGCTACTCAAATATTAGATTGCAGAGGTCCAATTGTATTTTATGTTCCTCGTAGATCAATTGGTCTACCAATTGAATACGCCAATCCTCAATTAAGTCCATTTGGTTTCACTAAATTAGCAACAGCAAGCCGTGAATATCATCAAATAAATGGCACTGAAATTGATTATGATCAAACAATGACCTTAAATGTTCATGTAACTAACGCACAAAAAACCTTCTATTTAAGATCTGCAGTTGTTCTTGAAAAATGGGTAAATACAAATGTTGTTCTTGGTCATCAAGCTTATCTATTCCAATATCCAAGAGATGCGGATAATAATATTATATCATCTCAAATTAGTGATCTTAATGTTTATTGCCCTAGAAAAGCTATATTAAAAGACAGTCTAAATTATCCTATTTTAACAGATGATGAAGTTCATGCACGATTAATATTAAAACAAAATGGTACAATTTTCATTTATGCTGAAAAATAAATCTCTTTAAAATATCATCTAATATTAAAATTCTAATTGAATAAATTATTTAGTTCATAATATCATGAACTAAATAATCAGATATATACTTTAATAAATTATCTAGGTAAAATAAATTATTTATAATATTATATTAAATTAAATTAAATTAAATTAAATAATGGAACAAACAGATAAATTATGTTATTATAGTAAATCAAAAGATGTATCAGTTGGTAAAGGCAAACATGAATTCATTCGCGACACATCTACTTATAAAGAACTAGATAAAATAATTGGATGGAGACAAATTTTATCCAATTTTTATACAGAACCATTTGTATTTGAAAATAAAAGTTATAATTCTGTTGAACATGCATTCCAAAGTTATAAAATTGCATTAGTAAATGAAGAAAAGGCAAATTATTTTACATTAAATAGTAATCATCCAATAGGATTAGGGGATGGTTATATTGCTCAAAAAAATAGAAAACTAGTAATTCTTAATAAAGAACAATTAGAGTATTGGAATAAAATTAAACACAATTTAATTTCCAAAATTACTTTACAAAGAATTTTGCAAAGTACAACATATAAAAATATTTTACTTCTGACAGGAAAAGCTGAATTATGGCATATTATTGTTAGAAAAGGAATTATACGAAATAAATATTTAGAAGATTTAAGAGATAGTTTATAAATTGATTTAGATTGATTTAGATTGATTTAGATTTATTTATAAAAACTAGGAAGTTGTTCTTTTCTTCCCTTGCTAACCATAATAGGTCTTTCTAATTGTGGTAAATTTGTTCTATCCGAATCTCGTAAATAATTAAAATAAAATTGAGATTCTTTTAATAATAATGGAACGAGATATTCAGTAACTTTTTGGTCCAAATCTCTTATTTGTTCTTTTAAATCATAAGGTAAAAATCTACAAAAATTCGTCCAAATATGGTTCATTGTCTGTAATAATGTTTCTGATTTAATTTTATTTATTCTTAGTGTTTCTCCTGATTTATAAAAAACATTTTTTATTATCATATTTTGTATTATATCCATATTTTCAGCTGAAAAAAAAGCATCTTTCATTAATTCACTATAATTATCATCTCCTGAACATGTTTTGGGAGTATCGTATATCCCATTGTCATTTACTGCCATATTATTAATTGCACCAACATTCTCAAAATATTTTGAATCATGTTCATTCCACATTAAAAATGGTGCAAAACTTACAACATCTAACATCTGAGTAGATTTTGATTCTAAATTTAATTTAGGATGTGTTGAGGTAGCTTGTTTAAAATCAGCATGGCATTTTTGATTATTAATTGATTCAAAGCCAATATTATTAAATTCTTGTCTACTAGATTTCATTTATAATTATGATTTATATATTAATATCATAATATATAAATTATATCAAATTTATCTGATAAAATTATCTGACAAAATTATTAGATAAAATTATTAGATAAAATTATTAGATAAAATTATTAGATAAAATTATTAGTTTGGAAAAATATTTATGATCTTAAAATAAATCTTAAATATTTAAAAAATAATTTTTAATGATGTAAACTCATTAAATAAGTCTCTAATACATTATATTGTTTACCAGGTTCATAAGAATGTTCCGGATTACCATGATAATTTAATATACTTGCTCTATCAACATCACGTATAATAAAATTAGTAATATGTCTATCTTCATTACCATGTAATGGCTTATCAGTTGTCAATATTCTAAATCTTGGAATTATGTGAGGGGCTGGAGGTACACCAGCTATAGGAACAACAGGTGCGACTGGTGTTGGTGGTGGTGTCTCTCCAAGATAAATAGCAAATGTACTAAATGTTGGTGAAATTGTTCTACTAACTATAGAGCCATATTTTGTATTTAATTCAAAACCATCAGATATTAAAGATCTCTCATTGTCTTTAATTGGTGTACCAATTCTACTATGTACCATTTTAAATACATTATTTCTTAATAATTCTAATGGTAAGT